TCGGACCCGCGTACGTCGACCCTACTCGCACTATCTGACGGAACCGGCATCCCCCTGGAGCGGCTCGCACGTGCTTCGAAGACGAAGCCAGAGCCTGCCACCCCGTCGAGGCAACTAGCGCGCGCCGTAGGGTAGCCCATCGAACACAGAAGCTACGTTTCCGTCTATTGATTAATGCAATTGACTTAGTGTTTCACTGATCAAGGTTTAATCTTATCTGTGACACTAAAGTTATTGCATATGCATAACGGAAGCGTATATTCCGCCCTACACACGGCGCATGGTTGTCCTATTCGGGGTGGTTCTTCCGCGGGAGGAGGAACCATGAGGAGCAACCATGCGCCTAGAAAATGGGGCAGGGCTCTTGCACGCGTTTCAATTCTGGCTAGAGACGCGCTATCCACGACGTCTTTCTCAGGTAACGGTTCAGAACTACTACTCCCAGGTCAAGCAATGGGTGAAGTGGTGCGACGAAAACGAATACGACTATCGCAAGGCGTGTCAGGAAGACATCGCCGTCTATATGGGGGAACTGCGCCGCACAGCGAGACAGCACACGGTCCGCAACCGCCTGATCTCCATGCGCATCTTCTACGACTACGCGGTCTATCAGGGCTACTGCACCGAGAACCCGGCCCGCGGCCTACCGAACCCTCGCGCTCAGTCGAGACCCTCGGAAGAGTTCACGACCCGCGAACTGCGACGCATGTACGACGCCTGCAAGAACCACCGCGAGAGGGCCGTGTTCCTCTTGCTGCTAGGTGGGGGACTGAGGCGGTCGGAGGTGTTCGGCGTCACCAGGGCAGACGTGAACTTCGAAACGGGTACAGTGACGGTGTTGGGCAAGGGCGCCCAGTACCGGATCATCGCGCCGGGACCGCTGGCGATGGGCGAGCTCGAGAAGGCGCTGGAGTTCGATGATCGGCTGTGTCCCTACGCTTGGAGCATCTACGTTGAGAAGCTGGTCAAGCGGCTGGGGGAGAAGGCAGAGGTTGCCGGCCGCGTACATCCTCACCGGTTCCGGGCGCACTTCGCGTCGGCGTTCCTCGAGGCCGGTGGCGGTATCGATGAGCTTCAGCAGATACTCGGGCACTCACGGGTAGACATGTCGATCTACTATGCAAGGGCGAGTCGCAGACGTAGGGCGCTGAGCGCGCAGGCGAGGATCGACGTGGCGAGCAGGATGCTGGAGGCGGTATGAAAGCGGAGCGAGCTTACCTATGTTTCATTGAGGCCGAGGAGACTGTCGTCCACATCCACACGCACGACTGGTACGAGATGGGCCGACTGCTCGTGGATAACATTGTCGAAGTGCCCGAGGACGTTCACTCATGGCGCGTTCTGCCGAGGCACGCAACGAATCTGACCGCGCTGGCCGTTGCCTTAGACACGCCACTAACGCCACCAGCGCTAGGCGACCGCACGTTTATCCGGACGCAGTTCAAATACTTCGACCGAGTGATCTTCGTGGACAGTACGCAAGCAGATCGTGTGAGGAAATGGGCTGCGTGCGACCTGACATTCGTCTCCTCTCCAGCACCGGTTATGTCCGGCAAGTCCTCATAATGATCGTAGTGCGAAGGTAGGAGCGGGATGAGCGAGACAGCGTACAGATGGTGGATTCTTGGCGAAGATCGGCTTTATGCTAAGCTATCTACGAATCTTCCCCGCCGTCCACCCGGCAACGGTGAACTGGCGAGGTTATTTAGACCCAGTGAACCCTCCTCATGGGGGTTCCTCCGATCTGCGATGGGCTTGGTGATTTCTCTAGCTGGGAGATCCAAGCCCATCTGCCTTTCTAGCGTCCATAAGACTATATAGTGCGAACCATCCATAACGGGGGTAGTTATGACCACTCAAACCGCAGACGGATACAGTCGAGCATGGGGCCACGTCGACCATCAGCCCACGCCACGAGTGCTCTGCATGTTGCCGCTGTCAGCGCCCGGTGTGTTCTGCAACCGCCCGCATGGACACAGTGGCTGGCACTGGTACGCGGGAGAGATGACGGAAGCCGTCCGCGATCTGCTAACACCTACCCCGACGCGCGCTTGAGCAGCGCCGCCGACACCACGCTCAGAGACGCGCCCACGATACCGACCACCACCAGCGTGTCCTGCGATACCAGGTCACCGGGGTAGCTGGTCAGCGTCTGCGTGGCGCCTGCGACGATGCCCGCGACCAGCGAGCACCAGAACGCGATCTCGATGTATACACCCTTCATTGCTTTTCCTCCCTTGAACTAGACCTCGTAGATGTAGGTGATCGGTGCCCTCTGTAGGCCGGGGACATGTGGTACCCAATGCGTGCGCTCGTCGTCGCCTGACGCCGGGAACTGCCGTTCGTGTCCGCAGCGCTTGCACTTGCTGTCGAGCAGCCGCTTGCCGTCATGGGGCGGCTCGATGACGTACCAGTGCGGTGGGCACTCATCAGGCTGCGTCATGGTCGTGGCCCATGATTAGCTCCTGGAAGCCGTGGCACGCCCGCTAGTACGTCAACGGGATGTGGGGGTAGACGGCCATCACCAGCGACGACACACCGCCGTTAGAGCAGCCCGTGACGTTTGCCTTCTGCGTCACCGTCCCGTCGACCTTCTCCGCGTACTTGGCGCAGATTTCGAAGTAGACGCCCGCCGTCATGCGCTTGCCTTCGTGCTGGTAGTAGGACGAGATGCCGGGGCTGATGGATGCCCTGAACGCACTCCCTGCGATGTCAACGGAGACCGTGCACCCTTCCTCGGGAATGTCGCGGCGCCAGTAGATTGCCGTGTCGGGGTCGCCCTGCGGCTTGAACTGCCCAATGAGCAGGATGGTGCGGGCAATCGTCGGGTCCAGCGGTTCAACCTCTGTCTTACAACACATCAGCGCAACCCTCCGTCGCCTGTGCTAGGCGGCAGGATGCAGCACAGCTCGCCCATCCCGCCTGCGACCACGTTGCCCGTGAAAGACAGGTTCGTGCTGCCGCAGCAGTGCCAGCCCAGCCAGTCGCCGGCCGGACCCTGCGCCGTGTTGTCGGCGACCTTCGCCCCGAACACTCTAGGCAGTTCGATCCCTAGCCAGTTACCCGGCTCCGAGGTGAGGTCGAATGTGTTGCCGGTGATGCTCACGTTCACGCCATCGGGCAGGCTCACGGCCCAATCACTCTTAGGCGTGAACCCATTCCCCTCTATGCGCGCGTCCTGAGCGCACTTCATGTACAGCATCTCGTGGCCTGACTGGTTCTTGAACTCGCTGGCCCTGACCGTGATGTTCCGGTTCGGTCTCGGCGAGGTGTTCTCGCAGCCGGAGCCGATGAGCTGCAACGCTACCGTCTGCACGTTGAAGGCCACGCTGTCGAAGGTAACGTTGACTTTGTGGAAGCCCGACGCGCCGAGGGGAGCTGTGATCGTGCCGCGCTGGATGGTGTTGTTGTTATCGAACTGGAGTCCGTAGCCCTGCCCTGAGACGATAGTGAAGTCCTGGAGAGTAACGCCGTTGCTGTTCCAGATGTGGACGCAGTGGGCGCCGCCGCCGATGTTGCCGCATGTGGCGTTACCCGAGTACGTCCCCGGCTCGCGGATGTAGTACGTACCGTCCGCGCTCTTCGCTGGTAGGGGCTTCACGTTCGTCGGGACCGGCGTCGAGGTGGGCGTCGGCTGGGGCGTGGGCGTGCTCGTAGGGAGTGCCGTTGGCGTCGAGGTGGATGTGGGTGTCGGGGTTCTCAGGTCGCATGTCAGGATGCCTCCGTCGAGGATGCAGTTGATGGGCTCCTGACCGTGCACCGGCTGAGCATGGGAGATCAGGACGCCGAGCACGAGGCCAACGAACATCAGGCGTCTCATGGCGTGAAGCAGAAGATCTGGCAGGTCCAGGTCACGCCGTCAGAAGCCCACGTCGTAAGGCTCGTCCAGCGGTAGCCACCAACGCGGATGTTGACCTCCTGCCCGTTGACCCACGGTTGCCATTCGCTCTGACCCTGGTAGTTAACCCACGCACCGTCTACAGGCCGATAGCGCCACACCTCGAAGTTCCAATAGACGCCATCCCAATAGGGATAGACCGTGGGCGCGCAGGCGTGAAACCTGTCGCCAGGCACGCCGTAGAGGTTGCAGATCAGGTTCACGTCACGCGGCTTGAGCTCCCACACACCGGAGCCGCAGTCCATAACGGTGTCCGTGCGGCCGGTGCAGCCGATGGTGCCAAGGTCCACATAAGCTTCGTGGAGGCCGTGGATGTGGCCCTCTTCGTGGCCGAAGCAGCTCTTGTAATCGAAGTACCCGAGGCTCAGGGACACGTTGACGGTGACGGGCCACGAGGCGTAATGAACCGAGCAGGCGCAGCCGGTACAGAAGTTGTCGTACCTGCCGAACCACCACACCTCGCAGCCTGCGTTCTTAGCCGCGGTAACACTCTCGTACGTGCCCGCGATGAAGCGGTCAGTGTTACCGAGCTTCGTCTCCTGCGCGTCGTAGGTTTGCCGCAACTGCGCGAGGGCGTTGGGGTAGTTGGCGAGGGCTGAGTTGGTACACCACGTCCGTTCGCCGTCCTGTAGAAGGTTCTGGATTGCCGGCGTCCCCGGCACACCGGGAAGGTACTCATTGTGATGGGCACCGACCTTGACCTCGCCCGTGAGTAGCGCCCACAGCAGGAGCGCGATCAGGACCGCAGCTACTATTCTGGCCATCCGTCCACCTCCCTCGGGTCATAGACGAACGCGGCGCCGGGGGTGTCCTTCTGGAGGGCGTGCGAGAACGTCCCGTCGCCGTGCAAGATCACCAGCCACTCGTCCTTCTCGCAGGACAGGACGATGGCGTGGTCGGCTTCCTTCGACGTGTCGGCCCATCCGTCAGGGCAGGGAGCGTGAACCGAGGGCGTCTCAGCGTGAGGGTCAGGTGAGATCGGCGTCTCGACCTTCGCCTCGTTCAGGCCGAAGGCGCCAATCGCCATCAACACCGCACCGCCGAGAGCGCCGAGTATCAGCCGCGTGTTCTCGTTCATTCTTTACCAGCCTCTCTTAGCCGCCGCTGCAAATCGCGAATCTCCTGCGCCTGCGCCCGGTTCTCTTGCATCAGGTCGAAAATTTGCTTCTGCTGGTTCGCGTTGGCCTTCCTCATCAGTTCCTTCTCTTCGTCGCACTCATCCAGGTGCGTGGCGATTTCGTCCTTGTCCTTTTGCAGTAGCTCAATGCGCCGCTCCAGATTGGTCGTGTAGTCGGTCTCACTCTGTCGCCACAACTTGAGACCTGCGAGGACGAGCGTTGCGATGGAGACGATGGCAGCGACACCTAATCCCTCCATGGACGTCGAAAACCTGCGTTGTGATAGGCAATAACGGCGTATGAATGCAGCACTGTCGCGATGATCGCGGGGCACTGGTCGGCGAGGATGAAGTATCGGGAGCGCTCAACGCCATCGGCGAACCGGCCGTCGATGATCGCGTCGGCAGCGCCCACCGCGGCGAGCGACAGGAACATCACCTGTAGCGCCATGGACGCAAGCGAACGGAGACTCGGCGGCCAGTCGAAGTAGACCGCCCACAGCGCCGTCGCCGAGGACACGAAGAGCAGTATCCCCGCTGCCCGATGTCCTACGGGCAAGTAGTCGAGAATGTTCGCCGTCGTGGTCGCATTGCCGGCGTTCTCCGATACGAGGAGGGCGGCGCCGTAGACGACGTGCAGGATCGATACGTAGGTGATGAAGATCAGAGGCAGACGGGCCGCACCTACGTACTGTTTCACCGCCGTCACCTCTGGTATCGTTTCGTCTGCATCTAAAAGCTCTACCTTCTAGGTGCCCTTGCCCCTTCGGGGGCAGGCTATTTACGCGGGCTCCCGCCGCCCGCTGCTCTCACCAAACCCACCTTGAAACGTTCCAGCGACTTGCTGTCTTAAACAGACAGACGAGGCCGAACGGATCGGCCCATAAGTGAAGGGCAGGAAACCATGATCAACACGATCAACGAGAAGATGCTGGAGCTGGTGAACCGAGTACGCGACCTGAACCCAGAGCGCGGCCAGACCTCGGCTGAGTACGTCGCGGTAACAGCCGTGGCTGTCGCCATCGCCATCGGCGTGATTTACGTGGCATTGAAGACCGCGCTTTCGACCGCCGTCTCCGACATCGGCGACGCCATTACCGGCTTCGTTACCGACGAACTCGGCTAATCGGCTACAATCCCAGCCGGGAGAGCGTGTTCCTGTTATCTCCATGACGGCACGCAATCCCATCGAGAGGCCGTTCGACGTCCGGGCGGTCTCTCTCTTTGTGTTCATCATGACGGCGTAAAGCAGAGCTGGATGTAAGAGTCGTCGCCGTAACCGATGGTCGCGCTGCCGGTTACGCTCGGTGATACCCCCACGCTCACCGTTCCAAATTCGCCGGCATCGAAGCTCGCACCAACGGTGGGGAAGAACGGGAACCCGTCCTCTGTGAGTTCGCTGTTGTCCTCGCCGGACTCTAGGGGGAAAGACATGCTCGCGTGGACGGTGGTGCCGCTCTTAATCTTCACGGTCCATGTGTTGTCCGGGAAGTAGGGGCTGGTTCGGATGCCCAGACGCACCGTGATTGACCACGTGCCTTCGCCCAGGTCTGGTAGGGGGAACAAGATGATCGGCGTCGAGCCGAAGTCGAGGTCGCCGTCGATCTTGTAAGTCCACGGCACCGCACCCTCGCCACCAGCAGCGATGCTTACGTTCAGTTCCGGTCTGCCATACCTGGCACACTCCGCCTCGGGTTCGGGGAACGTCTCCTCCCACTCTTCCTCTGGGCCTTCGTTCTCGTCGTCGGTAGGGTCTTCGCAGCACGGCTCTTCGCTCGGGCCGTCAGGGTTCGTCGGGTCGTCAGGCCCGCCGTCGTCGGGCGGCAGGATGATCTCACCCGGCAGACCTGGTACGGGGAACTCCATCTCTGGCGCCGTCAGCACGTAGCTGACACGCCGGATGCCCGAAGGGTGGCTCTCCTCGTGGCGCTGCGTGATCAACATGCGCCGGTCGAGGTCCATCCAGATCGCCGTTGCGCTCTCCGTCTCGACTTCGCCGCGGTACTCAAGCTGCGCCGAGTCTCCGGGCAGCGCCCAAATCTTCGCCCCGTTCGCGAGAGGTGGCAGGGATACAACGATCTTCTCGCTGCGCCGCTTGATCAGTTCGTTGACGGCCTTCATGTAGAGGACGTTCGCTGCCTGCGTTCGGCTGACGGAATCATCGTTCGGGTTCTTGACCTCGGAGTAGGTCAGCACTATCTCAGTGAGCCCGTAGCGCTCGATGCTGTCCTCGTCCTCGATGTAGTAGTAGAACGTCGAGTCTGGGTTGAGTCCTGCCTTTACTGTGTACGGCTGGGTCAGGCTGGCGGTCTGCAACGTCAGGTCAGCGCTGATCGTGCTCGTGGGGTCGTCGGGGTCTTCGATGGTGTCGACGCCCTTCGGGATGATCCGGTTGATGACGTTGGCGCCATCCCACTTCAATGTAGGTCGGCCGGCGATTAGCGCCACGCCAGACCCGCCGTTGTCGTGGCTGTATCGCAGAGTTGTGCCGGCCTTCTCGAGGGTTGTCGCGTTACGGAAGGTAAGACCCGATGCAGGCGCGCCGTCGTAGCGCACCAGCTCCGGCCGGTCGTGGTCCCACGTCTCCCGGATCACCCGCCGTCCGAGCTGCGCTGCCTTAATCCATGCGGCGTACCTGGAAAGGTCGTTAAACGCGCCCTTGATGTTCACGTTGACCGCGTTGGCGTCGTAGATGGGCCCGTATGGATCGAGAAGGGTCCCGATCAGTGTCGTGGTCAGCGCGGCCAGAGAGCCGTCATATTCGAGGTTCTGCAACACCGACCGGCGCACGGCTGCGTAGGTTCGGAAGGAACCCTTTAGCTGAAGCTCAGTGAAGCCGCCCTGCGTGATGGGGAATGAGCGTTCCTCTACGATGCCCTGGTAGAGCAGGTGCCCAGAACCCGGCGCATTCTCCGGGCTGAAGTTCTCCTGCGTGATGCTGATCTTCCACCCGTAGGCGATGTGAGACGCCAGCGGTACATCGTCGTCGTCCAGTACCTCATCGACAGGCAGCACACACTCCCAGTCGCCGACCTGGTTCTCGTACCGCGAGATTCTGTACCTGAGCGGGGTGAGGGTTCCCTGAGACACGCCGTTGGGGTTGAACACCTCGACCGTAGAGGTGCCGGGGGTCACGGCCGTAAACACCCTGACTGTCGCGGAACCGCCAGCGATGGCGCCGCCCGAGCCGGTCTGGGTGAAGGTGATCTGGCTCGTTACATCGAACGTCGGGGTTGCGGTTATCGGGTTGCCGCTCGTGACCGCCGAGCCCGGAACCGTGACGGTGATCGTCTCGTTGGCGGTGATGTTGTACGCCGCCTGCGCCGAGAGCGTGATCGTAACGACGGTGTCCGATGTCCTGACCACCGTCCCTACTGCGAGGTTGTCCCTGACCTCAGCGTTCCAGCCCGTAGCCTCGACCTGCGCCGAGTCGAGGCCGTCGATGATGTCCTGACGGATGGCATCGAACGCCCCGCCGGAAGCTACCCACGCGGTATCAGCGAGGGTGATGATGATCGTTGAAGAACCGGCCCTGACCTCGGCTTCGGTTATGCCATCGGTAGCCGTTCCCGTCAGGACAGCGGTAGGCGACCGATCCGTAAAAGGTACGTAACGGTGTATCCGCCTGAACTGATCCCGCGGTCGGTTGAAGGCCGGCAATGGTTATTCCTCTTCGACCCAGGCAGTCCCCGCAAACGAGATGTCGTCGGCGAGTGTCGTCTCAAGCCGGATAAACAGCCCCTCGCCCTGCTTCGCTTTGGGTGCGAAGTCGGAGTCGGGATACCAGACCTCGAAGGGGCTCATGCGCAGGTTCCACGCCATCTCTTCGACCACCGTCGTGGCGCCCGAAGTCGTGGCAACCGTGGCGCCGTTGTACTCAGCCGAGAAGCCCGCTGCTGAGTTGGCAGAGTCCAACGGCACCGGTGTGACGGATGAGCCGTTGGAGCTTGTCACGGTCGCTGCGAGGCGCGTGACCGTGATCCGTACGCCTTCCTCTGCGGCGTCTGCCACCTCGGACGTTTGCCCGAGGCGGAACCCGCGCAACTTGATCGGCTTGTCGTCTGCCGGTAGCAACTCCCACAGGTCAGCCGTGCCGCCTGCGTTCGTCACCGTAGCGTTAAAGGGGACTGCGTAAATTCGACCCATGATTACCTCCTAGCGGGCCATACCCGCAGTGCTCGATTAGGGAACGTGACGCGAGAAGCAGCAGGGCCAGCGCCCGTGTAGTCGATGTCTAGCTTGGCCGCGAGTGCAGAGGACGAGTCATACGCCTCTATGAAGAGGTCGCGGGCAGCGTCGAGGGTGTGCTGCTCCCAGATGAGCACCATCGAGTTGCCGCTTACCCATCCGGCACGGTTGACGATCTCCTGGATGATCGTCTCGATGGTGGCTCCAACTCCCAACGACCCGGCAGCGGCTCCCCACTCAGCGAATCCAGATGACCACCCTAGGTCTGTGCTGTTCCACTGGATGCTCGCCGTAGTCCGGGCGCGCGCGTCGATGTTGTTACTCACGGTTGTGAACGCCAGCGTCGTGTCCGCAGCCTGCCCACGGACGCGATGCTGAGGCTCATCCAAGCCGGTAGAGGCGGGCGTGACGCTGTAGATGGCATCGTCGATGGTCGACGCATTGACAATCGTGACGTTCTGGAACCGTGTTCCTACGTGCTCAGTGGTGGCGTCTGATCCCATCGTCGGGTCTGCAATGCTGACGGCATCACCACTCGTTACCTGTTCTGCATCGTCTGCGCTGGCGCCCACCTGGAGATTGAGCGTGGTGCCTCGCCGGTCTCCGACTAGCGCTCGGTGCTCGGCTCGATTCGAGTAACGGTCGATGGCCTCGCTAACCTGCTCAGCTATCGGGATCGTGTAGGTCTCGCGCTGCCACTGCGGGTCTAGCTCTTCGTCGCCACCCTCTGCCCACGGTGCAGTCGGGAACATGAACGGCGTTAGTGTGCGCCCTCTGTCGTCGCGCCAGTTACCGCTGCGGTCCTTGGCGGCCCAGCGATAGAACTCCGTTCCTTGCTTGAACGTATCGAGGTCGACCACCTCGACGCCTGACACGTGCATCAGGCCACCGTTGGGGCCTCGCACGATGCGCTGGTGTGTCTCCCGCAGTTGGGCGCGGTGGTTGTTCAGGAGGAAGGGGTCGTGACCGGGCGCGCGCATGGCGTACTCGAAGAGGACGAGCCCAGATTCTGACTTCTGGTCTACCAGTTCAACGCGCCATGAGTCGCGCGGTGGCTGCGTCCTCTCCAGACGGGCCATTAGTCCGTCTCGTCCTTCAAGGTGAACCGTGGCGTGATCTTGATCGAGTCGTTATCGTTCTGGATCTCCACCGGCTCAGACAGCATCTCGAACCACTGCAAGGCGCCGCCCGAAGTCTTCACCACGTAGTAGCCGTAGATCGTTTGCAGCGTCTGGTCAGCCGTGCTCTCGAAGGTCTGCTCCGGTGCCACACCTTCGCCGGGGTCTCCGTCCGTGATCGTCCAGTCAGAACTGACACCCTGGTTCTCGCCGGCGAGGGTGACGTCGGCGTAGCCGGTGAAGTCGGCCTCGTCGAAGTCCGTCTCGTCGAGGGCTTCGATCTGCGACGCCGTCAAGCCGTCGATCACGTCGTTCTTGAACAGCTTCAAGTCGAGGTCCGGGTCGAGCACCCGCGAGAGCATGTCCGCTTCTGCGGCGTCGGTAATGACGATGGTCACCGGTTACCTCCGGGCGGTGTCGGCTTGCGCTTGATCCGTTTGCTCGAACAGCCACACATCAGGGCGCCTCTGCTTCCCAGTCGCTAATGCGCGCGAACACCAGCACGACGGGCATGTGCCGGTTGTGCACGACGTTCAGATTCCGCGAGGGCATCGAGAGCAGCCGCGCGTATGCTGTCTCAGATGCTGTGCCGTCTGACCTGACCAGTTGCACGCGACCGAGGATCAGTGTCTCCAGGTCTTCGTACGTGTCGTTCACGTCGTCCGAGTCGTCCTCCACGATGGTGAAGGCGACGCGCTCGATGGCGTTCTTTCTTGCAGGGCTTCCCGAGCCGATCATGTCGTATGCGTAGTCCGCGCCCGTGAGGTCGGCGAAGCTCGTCCACAGTTCCTGCTCTGTCTCCTGGACAGAGTTGTGCGTGGGTAGGTCGATGTAGTCGTCCATCCCTGAGCCGTAGATCACGCGGGTGATGCGCTTGATCATGGCCGCGCCTGTATCACGCCGGTGCTCGTGGTGGGCGGGCTTGAACTGAGCAGGTAGCCGCGCCGCCGAACTTGGGTGTTCATCGTCGCGGTGACGGCGAAGGCCACGTCCTTGATCTCGCGGTCGTCCTTCTCGTAGATGTTCATGTTCGTGACGTTGAAGGCGAAGCCACCACCGAGACCACCACCTGCACCTTGGAGCGCTGGCGAAGCACCACCGCCGACGGCACCGGCGATGTTTCCGCCCGTGCCGCTCAGGTAGGGCGAGACGCTGCGGTTAAAGCCAGTCGACAGGCCAGAAGCGAGGCCCTGCATGATCGCCCGACCAGTGGGTTCGAGCAGCCTGCGGTCTTTCTCGATGGGGCCTTTGAGGTCGGGTATCTTGTCTGTGATCGCCTTGAACAGGTTCTCCAGCTCGTCCAGCTTCGACTTCACACCGTCGATTAAGCCCTGAATCATTTCCTTGCCCGCGTCGTACAACTTCCCAGGCAGTGAGCCGAACATCTGCGTAATCGAGCCGATGAGCACATCTATGTAGCCCTGCGTGATGGATAGCAGCGCTTCCCATGCCGCCCGCCAGTTACCCTCTGCGACAGCCTTCACGAGGTCAGCGATACCCTCGACCATCTGCACGATGCCCTGTAGCTGCTGAATGAATCCCTGAATGCGGGCAATGATGTCCTCAAGAACCAACTGGAAGATGGGCTGAAGCTTCGGCCACCACTCCTCGACCACGGCAACGAAGTCCTGAATCGCCTTGCTCACTGCAGGCCAGTGCTTCGCGTACAGTTCCTCGAGCTTGGGGATTAGCTTTTCGGCGATCACTGTGACCAGTGCGAGCTTCAATTCCGTAAGCTTCAGCATCACCGGGATCAGCTTCTCGCCGATCTGCGCCTGCAACTCTTCGGTGCGTGCCGCTGCAATCCGCTGAGCGTTCGCCAGTTCGCCGGATGTGTTGGCGAAGTCGCCCTGCACCGCAGCGGTCTGTTCGAAGATCAAGGCGAGCCGGGCGGCCGTCTTCGCCTGGTTCGTCAGTTCGCCGTCGACCAACCTGGCGCCGTCTGCCAGCGCCCGCGCCTCTACCGCTGCCGCGCCGAGCGAAACACCGTAGCGCTCGATGGGGTCGGTCTCGCCACGGATAGCCGCCTGGATTGCTTCGAGGGCTGAGGCCACGTCCGTGTTAAACACCGACGCCATGTCAGCCGCCCTCTCGGTGAGGTTGATGGTCTGGTCTGCGAAGTCTTCAAGACCGGCGTTCTTGAGCATCGCGCCGAGAGGTGTGGCGAGCTGGTTAAAGGCACGCTGCGAGAGGCCGAACTGAGTGGCGTTGTTCTTGCCCCAATCGAGGATCGTTTGTGACGACTTCCCGAAAATCACATTGACGGCGTTGACGCTCTCGCCGAGGTCAGACGCAGCCTTGACGGACTCCGTTAGAAATCCCACCACCTTCTGCGCTGCACCCGCTATGACGTTCGCGGCAAGGAACCCACCCGCGATCTTCCCCACGGACGCGAAGGTAGAGCCGAGGCCCTTCGCCTTCTTGTCAACACCATCGAGGACGCGCGAGGCGTCGTCCTTGGCGGTAACGCGGATGGTGATGTCGTTAGCCACTAGTCTCCCGCTTACCCTTTGCCGCTACATCCAGATACCAGAGCAACGATGCGTCCTCGTTCAGCACTTCGCTCGGCAGCTTGTGGAAGCGGTCGCATAGACCGAGCACGGCTTCCGCCTCCGTCAACTCCCACGGCTTCAATGCTGGTAGTCCGAGGTGTTGCCATTGCTCGAGGCGCCGACTAAAGGGCCGGTGGCCGAACCAATCGCATCTAGCCACGTCTTAACGATGGTCAACATGAAGTCGGTGTCCTGCGTCTTCATGCCGGCCAGCGTCGGCTCGACGGGTGTGCCGTCCTCGGCTTCGAGGTTCCACGAGAGCAGCGCGTTATCCGCGAAGTCCTGGAAGAGCTGCGTGGTCTTCGCTGCGTCCGAGGACGAGTCGAGCATTGCCATGAACGTGCCCAGCGGCACGCTCCTGGTAACGACCTCCAGCCCGTTTAGTTCCGGGTCATCGAAGGCGAGGGTGATGCGGCGTGATTCGCGCCTGAATCCCATCGCTTAGTTCCACGTAGGCGTCGTGCCCGAGTCGAGCCGAAGCGTTGCAGTCCATGTCAGCGAGCCGTCAGACGCACGGTTGAGGTTGTAGGACTCAATCGCCATGTCCATCGTGACGGTCTGCCCCGAGATAGCGACCGTGACCGTGCGGCCAAAGGTGCCAGAGACGGGCGTGTAGTAGTCCTTGAACACCTCGTGACTCTTGCTGGAATCGTCGTTGAACACGCCCGTCAGGGTCAGCTCGCCGTCACGCAGAAGGCCGAGACGTTCGATGGCGCTCTTATCGAGGCCGGTGATGTCCTGTAGGCCCTGCATGGTGTTGAACCCCACTGAGGTGATGTCGTTCGAGATGTCGCGGGCGTTGCCGTCCGACTCGTCGATGGTGACCTGAAATCCGATACCTGATTCCTTAGCCATGTCTTCCTCCCTTTAGACCGTGCCGTGTGCGCCCGGTACGATTACTGCGATTGCAAAGACGACGTTGGTGTAGTCGCCTGTTACCGCGACCCTGAGATAGCGTTCGACGGCGATAGCAGCCGTGGCGATGCGCTGTGTGTTCGGTGCCGTAGTGACCTGAGTAAAGGCGCCACCAGTGACAGCAGCGAAGGCGTCGCCGGCGCCGTTGTTGCTCGACTCCTGCAGCGTGAAGGTCGCGTCGGTGCCCGTGAGCGAGAACACTTGCAGGTAAGCCACCAGCCCGAGCGAACCAGCCGCGGTCATGTCGACCGAAGTGATGTTCTCGTCGGCTGTGCTGGTGACCTTGCCCGCGGTGAGCAGCCTGCCCCACTCAAGGCCGTAGCCCGCCGAGCCCAGGACCTGCACGTCTCCCAGCAGGGAAGCGTCGGCGCCTCGGTTGAGGTTGTAGGTAACCTGCTTGCCGATGAGACAGGCCGCATGGTTCCCCAGCGTCGTGCCACGGCAGTACATAGCGTGAACGTCTGCGCCCGCCCTGAGCGCCTTGTGCGTGGCGTGAGCCTGCCCTGCGCCGTCGTTGAAGAAGATGTTCGAGTAACTGATCTCGCCGTCTCTCAGGGCGCCGAGCCGTTCCATCGCGCTCTTATTGATCGCGGTCACGTCCAGGAGGCTTTGCGAGGCGTTGATCGTCTGCACCGCGCCCACGTCGCCGGAGATGTCATAGCCCCCCACGTAGAGGTTGTCTCCGAGTCCTGACTGCTTTGCCAACTACTTCACCTCCTCGGCGATGTGACGCCTGAGAGCCTTGTTGACGTCGAGGTTCTTCGGCGGGACGAATACTTCCCCGGCCTTCCACTCATGCCATTCCTTGTACTGCGGGTGAGACGGGTCCGCAGAGCGACGTAGGCTCATGGCGGTGAGGGCTCGCAGTTTCTTTACATCGTCCTTAGGCATGTCAGTCCTCACGGTGCGAACGTCGATCTGTCGTCGACCCGATAGCCGATGTTGATGTCGAGAATGCGGTGGATGACGCTCTCAAGAGTCACGAAGCCGTACTGCCACGCGAACTGTGTAGGCAGGGCGTAGGCCATCGTTCCGCCCAGTGTGAAGTCGCCGAAGAAGTCGTCTTGCACGTTTGCCCGCCATGCGTCCAGACGGAACTCCAACTCATCGAACGGCCCTTGCATGGCGTTCTCGTACCGCCTCAGAGTTAATGAGTGAACCTCTCGCGGGCTCGTCAGCGTCGTCTCGTCTACCCCGCCGTCTGACGGGATGATCGCCACGGTGCCGCTCTGCACGCCCGACTTCGGCTCGCCTATCACGGCATCCGCCACACCGCCCATCGCCTTGAGTTGCGACTTCATCTGGGTCCACGTCGCCTTATTCGTTGTCGCTGCCATCAGGTGAGCCTCTTAACGGCACGCGCGTACTGCTTGCCGGCCATCGTCTTCGCCACCTTGCGCAGGTGAGACGTGGCCTTGCGGAACATCCCGTAGCCCTTGAACCGGGTCCCTTCGCGCCGAGTGCTGCCGCCCTCAAGCCATGCCCCGCGGATGGCGAGAGCGCGCGACTCAGACCCGCCCGAGACCTTGCCGTAACCAATCACGGCACGAGACCGGCGCTTGAACTCCCGTGTTACCGACGCCTTGTACTCTCCCGTCAGCACGCCGTGGCCGGGATAGAGCTGGGCTTCGACCTTCGCTTCACCTTCCTTGATCAGGTCCTGGATGGTGTCAGCACCAGCATCTTTCAGGGGCTGGCCCTTTAGCCGGAAGAACGGACCTTCTGTCTTGACCGAGAACTTGACCCCACTCACAAGGTCACCCGCCCGTACTTCTCGACGATGGATCGCTTGAGGTAGAACAGGTCCACCATGCGCACCTCGACGCCGCCCTCGCCGCCTGAAATCTGCCCCGTCCAGCCCGACTCCATCTGTTTGAGGTGAGCGATGGCCGTCGCGGTGACGTACTCCTGGATGTCAGACGGCGGGACGTACTTCACGATGGCCGCTGCGGTGTCGTGTGTGGCCGCTGTCGTGCCGTTCACGCCCCGCACGACTGTCAGGGTGCGGAAGGCGTAGACGGTGATGCCTGTCGAGTGTGCGGCCAGCACAGAGCCATCCACGCCACGCTTAACGGTGAGGTCGTTGCCTGAGATGGAGGTGACCAGCATCCTCTCGGAGTCGAGCAGGATCACTTCACCCTGCTTCACCGCTGCACCCGACACGAGGGTCACGGTGACGTCGTTCTCGTCGGCCGTGAGGGTGTCGCTCATGGTCGTGCCGGTGGTCAGGGTCGAGCGCTCAGAGACGAACATCTGCTCGTTGTCCACGAGGATGGTGTCGCCCACGTCGATCAGCGATGCGTCGGTTACGTCGACGCCGGTCTCGCTGTTGTCCAACCCTTCGGCCAGGGCGCCCGCAGCCTTCGTGTCGTCCGAGTAGCCCCACCGCCCGACGATCTGCACCCGTGACCGCGCAGGCCATGCGTAGGTCGTGCCGTAGTCCGTCATGGAGATGGTGCGCTTAGGCTCCGAGTTGCGGGGCAGGAGTTCGTATTCCGTCGTCGCTATGGCGGATTCGTCGAACGTGCCGTCCTGGTCCTCGTCGATCTTGATCGTGGTGACGGCGAGTAGGTCGTCGACCTGGAGGTTGCGAGTTAGCCCGCCGTATCGCCACGGGTTCTCGGACTCTGCCCAGTCAGACCGTGTCGGCCGGTTCTGGGGGATTGGCCCGTAGACGTGCGTTTCGGTGATCGGGATGAAGGAAACCGGCGTGCCACGCGAGGCGAGCAGGCGTTCAACGTCCTCGGACGCCGCCTCGATCTGGGAGTCAATCTGTGAGTTGTAATCGGCACCCTTGAGCCCGACAGCGGCTTTCACCGCCTCGCGCGTGGAGTACCAGCGGGTTGCATTGCTCACCTGATTGCTCCCTCGCTTTCTGGGGAACGGGCGAGCCTAGAGTTAGGCTACTGCTTCGCTCTAGGCCCTCCTCATTGGATGTAAAGGGTGACGATGACTGACATCGCCGCCGTCTCGCTTGCCTCGGCGTCGCGGGCGATCAGGCGCCCGAAGATGCTTGTTCCTTCCGAACGGATGAACATAGGCGCCGCAGGGGTGACTACGGACGGATACTTGATGTTGCCGGCGCCGTAGTCAGTGCCGGTCGCGAACAGGATTTCTCCCAGGTAGTAGGGAGCGTCTGCCGCACCCACACCACCCTCGGCGGCGTTGTCGTCGAGTTCGGTGGCCGTGGGCGCCTGCGAGAAGAGTTGGAGCCCGATGGTGGCCGCTACAGAGGTCGATGCGACGACGTTGATGCTGCCGCTAACGACCATGCCCGCGCCGCCTGTAATCCTCACAGCGTTCTCGAACTCCAGCGCGGTGCCGGTGCCGTTGGAGACGCTGTTACTGATCACGTCGTTGTCGGCGTAGTCACCCGCCGCCGCAGCCGCGAAGCTGTCAGATACCGCCTTGATCGGGTTCAGGAGCTTTTCAGCGGTTGCGTAAACGGCCATTACTTACGGCTCCTTCTCGCCGGGGGTTCTGGCGCGGGCTCAGGCTCAGCCGAGGGCGAGGTCTGCTTCACCTGAGCCCGCTCGCACATTGGCACGCCTTCACGAGGCGTCTGTCCGTCTGAGAGGAAGCAGCAGCCGCACTCGTCACAGTGCAGAGCGCCTACCTTGACGCCTGTCTGAGCGTCGTGCGGGGTGAGTTCTGTATCGCAGTGCGGGCACTTCATCGAGGTGTCAACTCCGCTTTCTTCATGTTCCAGACGGTGTACGGGAACTGCCCGTAGTGGATGAGTCCTACCGAGGGGTCCATCCACACCTCGAAGCCGAGGTCCTTAGCCCGCTGGCAGAAGGCGTAATCCTCCGAGAGGTAGATCGATACGTCGTCCTCGCCCGTGATTACGGAAGGCATGAACAGGGGCCAGAAGTCCTGCCCGCCGTTGTTCTGGCAGACGGGCATGGTGGCCGCGATTGCTTCGATGACGTCGCGGTGCGCGGCCATGAAGCCGGTCGCCGCCCAGCGGATCTCCATCGGCTCAGCTTCGTCACCGAACCGGATGCGCTCGCCCGGAACCAGCGTCCGACAGGCGAGGTGCCCGCCGTCGCGTACCGAGTAGGCGCCGCAGGCAATGCCGCGCTTCTGGCGGGCCAGGTCGACGACCTTCGCCGCGTCCTCACGCTTAAAGGCGATGTCGTCATCGATCATGAGGAACACGTCTTCGTCCGTGGTCTGTAGCCATTGAGAGACGGCCCGTGACCGCACGCGCGAGATCAATGCGTCACCCCGGAAGGTGAGCACCGGCCAGCTCAACTGCGTGAGACATTCGAACGTTTCAGCACTAAGAGACCGATAGGCGCACATGAGCACCGTGGCAGGAGCCACCTGCTTGAGCCCCGGTATGCGCTGCCATAGCGCCATGCCGTCGAGCTGCCAGCGCGGAGAGAACCCGAGACCGGAAAGCGCCGGCCATGGCGTCCAGCCCCGGAGCGCTTCGAGGTGCAAGGGTGTGCCTACGTCGTGGGTCGACGTGCGCTCGATCAGCACACCGTCAGGCGCCAGACGGGAGACCATCGCCTCGACCAGCGCGTCGGGGTTGGGTACGTGCTCGAGGACATCGATGCAGATGATCAGGTCGAACTCGCCGCCCACATCCTCAATAGACGCAGCCGCGAGTATGCCGTCTTCGTTCAGGCGCTGGCGTAGGGCGTCGTTAGGCTCGACCGCGATACGGTCGAGCCCTTCGAGCGCCCGGAGGTCCTGTCCAAGACCGGCTCCAACGTCGAGGACACGGCGAGCGCCGGTCGTCTCAGCCGCAGCGACAATCGCCGCGGTGATGCCCTTGCGCTCGCCGGTCTCGTGCCATGCCGTTAAGTCGGCTTCCATGCCGACGCAGTCCCGATAGAACGCTGCGATGTCATCCGGCGTCTGGGGGTTTCTCTCCCGCCATTCGTCGGCTAACGTCGCCCTCGCCTCAGCAGTTGTCACCATGTGAGCTAACTCGCTCGCATGGAA